TTATAATGTAAAAATAAATATTTATAATGTAAAAATAAATATTTATAATGTAAAAATAAATATTTATAATGTAAAAATAAATATTTATAAATGAACTATTTTTTACAAATGTAGAATCGATCTTCAAATAAAAGCCCGTCAATAAAAGCAGCACTTGCTGCGCCTTGTAATATACTTTTAATACAACTTTCTTCAAAGAAAAATAATGCTACTAAAATAAGTATTCCAATAATCCAATGATGAATATGATAATTTTTATAATGAAAACTACCATTTTTAATTACTAAATCACACAATGGAAAATAACACGTGTAATCAAAAAAACAAGGCACAACATTACATTGATGCGTTTCAAAATTTAATAAATTAAATAGTATTATTATTAGAAAACTAATGAGAAAACAATTGTTGAACATTATTGACAGCGACACACCCTTTACAACAACCTTTTAAAAAAAGGTTGAGCCAAAAACTTATAACAACAACCTTTTAAAAAAAGGTTCAAGCGAAGCAGGTTCAAGCGAAGCAGGGTGAGCCAAAAACTTATAACAACAACCTTTCGACGTGTAAGCGAAGCAATTGAAACAAGTTTAAAAAGGTTCGACCAAAAACCGACTATCCTTCCCTATATGGGGGGTCAGGGGGCTCGCCCCCTATAGATGCTTCTTAAACAAGCACCCCATCGGCGTAATACTAGGCAATTCATTTATTATACTCGGATTTTGATAATCACAATTTGCAATCCATATTTTAATAATACAGAAATTCTTTTTGGGTGAAATAGTGATACCATTAATATGCTTTCTCAACCCCTTATCCTCTGTCAAACTTTCACCAACTAAAATATATGATAAATTCTTCCATACTGCTCCTACATTCTTATTACTCACTTTATAGGAAAAACACCCGCCCTTGCTATTTTTAGGATCTTCCCATATGGGTTGGATTCCTTTTCGCATTAGAAATAACATACAGTTATTAATCATTTTTTCAGGCAGAGTTTCACATGTAGCAATTATTGCTTCTACATTATCGAATGTAATTATTTGTTTATAACTTTTAAAAGACCAGTCTGTATCATGGGGCAAATGAGCCCACAATGTCCAGTTATCATATAATTTGTGAATACTAGTGTTAGCTGACGTTGATGCTTCCATATTGGGTATGGAACAAGCCATTATATATATTATAATCAATTATTTTTTATATTGTTTATAGTATATTATATATTTTTTTATTAGTTTATTTATTTTCAAGTACGGATAAACCTAATTTTATAACCATCCTCATTTAATTCTATATAATGTTCTTCTGTAATGACAGCCGTGTCTATTTTATGATCAATAAATGTTAATTCATATGTATCAGTATCATTTAAACTTATATCATGGTATTGATTTAAATAAAATTGTAAAAATGGACGGTCGAATACTATATTCGAATTCATACAGAAATTATTACAACCAGAATGTATATTGATTTCTATCGCATTAGATTCATTTGAAATTACCAGTTTCATTCCTAAAAATTTAGCAGGGCTGGGTGTATATATAGTTTTATTTGTATTTGTAGTATTATATTCTAAAAAATCGCTAATATTATTAAACCTAATAACATTATATTCGAATTTATTATTATAAAATTGTTCAACCTTTAAAAATTGTAGTATAAAATCACATTTTGGATACTCTGTATATGTCCCTACATATTTTGCGTTATAATACTGGATAACTGTACCATTCTGAATAAATTGTACGTAGTCTTTACTATTATTAATGTCAAAATAATTAGTTAGAAATAACTTACCTTTTTTAATACAGTCACGACATTTTCCTTCAACAATGGTATAACATTTTAATCCATTCCATAGGATATATTCTTGAATTCGATTGGTTGATTCGGGAAAATATTTCTCACCAAATACTTTTACAATGAGTACTGTACCAGCCAGTTGTAGAATACTAAATAAATTATATAGAATACCAAATAACATATTTTTTTTGATTTTTATATGTTATTTAATAACAAATTCATTTTAAATCCATTTTTTAAGTGTTTCTTAGTTAGTGTTTCTAGTTATTACTTTAATAGGAGCGACTACAGGCTGGTTCTTAATCGGACTTAAAAATGGATTTAATTTTGAATTTATGAATGTTTCAACCGTTTTTTTAATAGTACTGGCTACAGAGACCGGTTGTGTTGACTGTGCCGTAGGGTAAGGCTGTGCCGTAGGGTAAGGCTGTGCCGTATGCGTAGCAGAATACTGTGGCGAAGTATGTGTTTGTAATGGCTGATAATTTTGTGAAGATTGTTCACGTTGCGAAGGATAATCAACCGCATTATATTTAAGTTTACCAGAAGACGGGGAAAGACCAAATACAAACAACAGAAGAGTTGTTATAATAGTCATCATAATAAATGGTATAAATACAATAAACCATGAAACAAGTCCTAAACCTTGATCACATAGAAAATTCAGCATAATGGTAAATAGTATCATTACAATAAATTTTAAAAATGCTGTATTATACAGGTTCTTAAATATATCTATAATAATTTGAGTCAAAGAAAAAACTATATATAATAATGCTGGTGCGCATATTTGTTCAAGCATTTATTATTATATAAATATATATATAATAAAAAATTTAAAACGGCTTTTCAAAAAAGCCTAGCAAAACGGTGGCTTATATTAGTGGCTTATATTGGTGGCTTATATTGGTGGCTTATATTAGTGGCTTATATTAGTGGCTTAAAAAGGTTGTAATTTGGCGCAACCTTTCCCAAAGGTTGTAATTTGGCGCAATCTGCTTCGCTTGAACTTTTCCCAAAGGTTGTTTATAGAAGAATCGGTTCACCATCTTTAAAATAACCAATTTGAGTTCCAATATCATCGTCACCAGTCACTTCATACATTAATCCATTATTTTCATCATTGGTATACACATTACCAAAATCTTCTATTTCTACCATAAAAAATTCCTCAGTGGCTTCTTCTTCTTCATCTTTCACATTATCATTTTGTATTTGTAAATTTGCTGAACGTTCGCATGTAGGTATATCTTCTTCTTCTTCGTCGACAGTTTCTGCTTCTTCTTCGACTGTTTCTGCTTCTTCTTCGACTGCTTCTTCTTCTTCGACTGTTTCTTCTTCTTCGACTGTTTCTTCTTCTTCGACCTCGTCGACTGTTTCACATGCTTCTTCAGACTCGCTAACTTCAACCTCGCTAACTTCAACCTCGCTAACTTCAACCTCGCTAACTTCAACTTCGCTAACTTCAACCTCGCTAACTTCTTCATCTTCGCTAACTTCATCGACTGTTTCACATGCTTCTTCCAAAATATTACTGCTATTTTGTATACTATTTTCTTTCGGTACTAGCTTAACATCTAGATAAATTAATTTAACTTTATCATCAATATTAGAAATATCACTTTTAGATGAATCATGTTCTGTAACTTCAAGATTAATACTTTCATGTACCGCTTCAACTGGTGTAGATATTTGTTGTTCTTTTTCTTTTAACAATCGCTTTAGATTTTCATTTTCAAGTTGAATTGATTTGAATTCAGGCATATTACGCATTATATCAACTATAGTTTGATAATTTGATTGTTCTTGTTCAAACTTAATCCATAATGGTTTCAAAGAATTATGGATTGCTTGCAGCACATTATTATTAATTGTTTCAATAATAGTATTATAGTCATTCATTTTCGTTTATAAACTGTACAGGTTAATAGTTATTAGTATTATTTGTTTAATATGGTTTAAAAAATACTTTAATATATATATAAATAAAGATGGAAGATTGTATAGTGACAGTATCTGATGAGCAAACGCCAGTAGATCCGCAAACGCCAGTAGATCCGCAAACGCCAGTAGATCCGCAAACGCCAGTAGATCCGCAAACGCCAGTAGATCAGCAAGCCGACCGTAAAGCCGCCTATTTAAATAATTTAAAAGATATCGTCATGCGGCAAACAGATTATACAGAAGAACAAGCATTGGAAAAATTACAAAAACATAATAGAGATGCAATGGCTGTTATTCGTGAATTTATGGGTGGAAGTAAAAAAATAATAAATACTGAAAATAAATCTGTAAATCAACAAATATATGGTGAAATCAGAACATTTATGGATGCTGCCGCAGCAACTTATAAAGCAAAAAAAGAGAGAGAGGAATTACAACAACGCCGTCAAGAGATCTATAATGAACATATGAGAAAAAAACAAGCAGAAGCGGTCAGCACTAGCACAGCAGAAGCGGTCAGCACTAGCACAGCAGAAGCGGTCAGCACTAGCACATCAGAAGCGGTCAGCACAGCAGAAGCGCTTAGCACAACAGAAGCGCTTAGCACAACAGAAGCGCTTAGCACAGCAGAAGCGGTCAGCACTAGCACAGGAGAAGCGGTTAGCACAGGAGAAGCGGTCAGTACAGAATCAGGCAACACTACAACTGATAATTATATAATATAATGTAAATATATTTAATGTAACCAAAACACATAACAAAAAAATATTAAAATTATTTTTTTGTAATATTATAATATATTTTATTAATCTAACATGAAATATATTATAACTGGATATTATGATAAGCAAAATTATGGTGACGATTTATTTAAACAAGTTGCTCTACATTTATCTGATAAAATGAAAGAATCTAATAGAGTCGATAGTAAAATAATCCCTATAGACAAATTATTAGACGACGATGAGGTGATATATTATGATCGTCTGGTTCTTTTTGGGGGTGAAACATTAAATGATTATTTTTTAACTATTTTAATTAATTTTAAAAATAAATTATCCATGTTATACGCAAATCATATAAAAATGATTGCAGTGGGTGTAAGCTGTAATCAGGAATATTCTACATTAATAAATAAAATACAATTATTTGAATATGTTAGTTTTCGGTCTGTTGTAGATTATGATTTTTTCAAAACTTATATAGATTGTCAGTATTGTCCAGATATTATCATGACATTAAAACCTGCTGTTAAATCATTAAATATAAATAAAAATATAAATAAAAATATAAATAAAGATATTTTAAAAAAAAAGAATAAAACTGTCGGATTTTTTCTATCACAAACGTGCATTTATAATAAAAGTATTCTATTTATTCATGACTATATAAATACAATAGTAGAGTTTGTTAGATTTTTATTTGAAAATAATTATACAATAGCTTTATTTTCAATGTGTATAAATACCATTGAATCTGAATCTGATTTAATTATTAATTCGATGGTTTATGATGTATTATCGAAAAAAGAACAAGAAAAGGTAGTATACTATAAATCAACAGATGATATTTTAAAAAATATATCTACAATGTCCTATACATTATGTTGGCGTTATCATGCGCATGTTTTAAGTATTATTAATAATAAACCCTTTATTTCTATATCCGAAACTCCTAAGGTAAAAGCATTATTAAATGACAATAATTTATTACATTTATATGTAGACATTGAAAATAATGTAGATAATTTAATTCAAGCACACTACAAATTGGTAAATAATAAAAATTATAATAAACATAAAGTATCAACCGTTTATGACCACTGTCATGCTGTGACAAATAAACACTATTTTGATACTTCTATTTATTTTAAAGAGAGAAGTGAACCTTTTTTTTATATTAGTGATTCTGATATGGATGTTATTTATACCAATATTACTAATGGATATACTACAGCATGTACTACAGCATGTACTACAGCATGTACTACAGCAGCAGCAAGCGTGGATATAACCGATAAAGCAATGATAATTATATTTTTATTAATGCGAACAATTAAGAATGATTATACACATGGCTTGTCTGAAAAAATAAAATCGCAAAATATGACAAATATTCATCTTATCAAAGATGATATCCAATGGTTAATAAATGATTGTATTAAAAATAAAAATAAAATGTTTTATGATACGATAAGCACTATTTTGTCAAACAAACATGTCTACAATTTCACGCATAAATATAATTTTAATTACATGGATCAAGATAATTATAAAGGTCTACACCGTTCTGGTTGGAGTTATGTAGTAGAACACCTACGTAAAAACAATAATAATTCACAAGAGGCTATATTATGCGATTTATATTTGGATAGAACGTTTCATTGGAACAATAAAGAGCTCTCTTTACTGAAAGTTATTCCTTATACGACAGCGTGGATTGGTTTTATACACCATACGTGTGAAACCGACTATAGCGATTATAATACAACCGGTTTATTTAAAAATAATAATTTTATCAAATCACTGCCTTATTGTAGAGGATTATATGTTTTGTCTACTTATTTAAAAACTTGTGTAGAAACATTATTGTTAACAATAGCAGGGTCAACAAATGTGAAAGTATTTAAATTAACACATCCGACAGAATTTATTACAAATGATAAATGTTTTGATATTAAATCATTTATGACTATGAATAAAAATAAAAATAAAAATAAAAATATTGTAGACGATAGAAAAATAATTCAAGTAGGAGCATGGCTAAGAAATTTAGATGCAATCAATCAGTTGAATCTAAACAAAAATGAATTGTCATTACACAAGTGTGTTTTAAAATGTAAAAATATGGATGTCTACTATCATGATATTGATAAAACAAAAAATAAAACTATAATATCGCACAATACTGTACCAAATATTTCCCGCGACAAACAGAAACAACGTGTTTTACTACATAATGATGTCGCGATTATAGAAAATCTAAATAACAATGATTATGATTTGTTATTGAGTAAGAATATAATATTTATTAATTTAATTAATGCTAGCGCAGTAAATACAATTATTGAATGTATTGTTAGGAATACACCGATAATTGTCAATCGTTTACCCGCAACGGTTGAACTGCTCGGCGAATCGTATCCGTTATTTTATAATACGATAGCTGATGCGACAGATTTATTAACCGCGAAAAAAATAAAAGAAGGATGGTCGTATTTAAATAAAATGGATAAAACAGAATTTAAAATAGAGACATTTATATCCAAATTTATTTGACGTTTATTTAAGGTTTATTTCAAATTAAACGTATCATTCAAAATATCCGTTTTAGATTGTTTGTTTTTACGTCGTAGTTTAAATTTATTTGATGAAGGAATAAACTTTCCATTATAAATAAAATCATCATTATCTTCATGTAATTCAGGTAATGTTCTCGATAAAGGTTTATCTACTACCAACAGTAGACGTTCATTTTTAAGCAACCGCCTATATTCTTGTATACTTAGATTGCCGTAATATTTGTTCAGAGTATAGTACGGGTCAGGCGCGGGTTTAATATTTTTTTTATAATCATAAATTTTACAATAAATATGATTTAGTAGATGATATCTTTCGAATCGTGTTGACGTGTCGATAGATTCCTTAAATAAAAAAGCAGTAGCACATTCAGGACTACAAAAACACCCATAACAATAATAAGTATTGTTCAACTCATGCTTTGGAATAAAAATAGAAGGGTTATCAAAATCACACGTACACCAGAAACATGCTGATTTTTTATCTGAAATATTATTTGTATGTAGTTGATATGTCAACTCTTTTAATTTATCCCATATTATTTTTATATCATCAGCGGCAGTTGATATATTATTGGAATTATTAGTGGTATTATCTGAAACAGATGAAATAATATATTCTTGATTTTTAGATTCATTTATAATTTGATAATTTAATTCACTACCTTTATTGTGTTCAAAATGAAATGTCTCCATGTTAGGTTCATACATGATTGATGATGATAAATTATTTTGTGTCAAATCACCTTCACCGCATTTCAAATGTAGAATTATATTAGGTTCTGGAATATGCACTGTTTCACTTAAATATGAATTTAATATAATTTTTCCACCTTTGGGTTTTCTACCTCGTTTTTTTTGAGGGGGCTCTATACCCTTGCCCCCGCAATCTACATCAGACGGAATTGGCTCGGCAAACGGAATTGGCTCGGCAAACGGAATTGGCTCGGCAAACGGAATTGGCTCGGCAAACGGAATTGGCTCGGCAAACACAATTGGCTCAGCATACACAATTGTTGGGGGCTCTGCTTGATTGAGCCCGACCGCAGGCGGAATTGCCTCGTGCCCGACCGCAAGCTCCGCCTCCTTGCCTCCGACCACAAGCGGAATTGCCGCAGACGGAATCGCCGCAGACGGAATCGCCGCAGACGGAATCGCCTCTGCCTTAGTTTTACGTCCACGTTTTTTAATCGAGCTATCACTCATATTTTATGTATATCTATTTAAACAAATTTAAATAGTTTTAATAAATGTTTAATCTATATTTATCCGTCAATTATACGCAAAACTATAGAACGACAGAGGTCAAATAACAGGCCCGACAAAGTGGGATATAATTATCGGAACCAATCACCTTTTGTTCCTTTTCATTCGTTATCCTATGACTGAAAATGGCCGGTTTCTTTTTACATAAACTACAATAAGAATTAAGTTTGGTTACCTTATCACAAAGCGGAATCAAATTTAACCACGTGCCGAACTTTTCCCGATTGAAATCTCCATCCAATCCGCAAATATATACGGATTTATTATATTTCTCTACTGCTGTTGTCGTCCAATCTACTATATCCTCAAAAAACTGCCCTTCATTTATGAGTATAACCTTGGCTTCGTCGAATTCTTTATTATACACTACATCACGAATCAGACTATTGGCTTGTTTACACGGAATCATCAATTTATCATGTGTAGATAAATGCGTATCAGAATAGCGTGTGTCTTCATCATAATTAATGACGAGTGTTTTAATACCACAAAATGTAAATTGTTTATAGAGTTCCAACAACTTTGATGTTTTTCCTAAATACATTGGCCCAATAATGAGCTCTAAATAGCCGGTGATTTCAAACTCAGACGACATTGATTGACTCATTGTTAAAGATTGTAATGTATGGTCCATTATCTATACTATATATTCAAATCAATTATATTTTAAATTAAAAACTTAATAAAAGATAGTTTGTATTAATATTTAATAGATAATGAATACCATTCCGTGGGTAGAGAAATACCGTCCAACTAAATTTGATGATATTGTTTTGGATCCACTAAATAAAAGAATAATGGATACAATTATTAATAACAACTATTTTCCAAATTTGCTTTTATATGGGCCGCCAGGCACTGGTAAAACAACAACAATTATTAATCTTATAAATAGTTTTCAAGAGAAAAATAATCAGAAAAATAAAGGTTTAATGATTCATTTGAATGCGTCAGATGAGCGAGGAATTGATATTATTCGCAATCAAATTAGTCAATTTGTATATTCACAGTCCTTATTTAGTAACGGAACAAAATTTGTTATATTAGATGAGGTAGATTATATGACAAAAAACGCACAACATGCGTTAAAATATCTACTACAAAGCTATAATAATAATGTGCGATTTTGTTTAATTTGTAATTATATCAGTAGAATTGACGACTCTTTACAGAACGAATTTATGCGTCTGCGATTTAATCAACTGCCTGATGTAGATATTATACGTTTTTTAAATATCATCAGTAGTAAAGAAAAACTTGGTTTATCCAATGATAAATTGGTTTCTATTCAGCGACTCTACAAATCAGATATTCGTAGTATGATTAATTATATGCAATCAAATCAACATATGATGAATGAACAAAAAGTAATTGACCATTGTGTTTGGGAAAATTTAACTGAATTAATTAAAAATTCAAACTCAAACAAGAATGATGATACTATTAAGAATAATGATACTATTAAGAATGATACTATTAAGAATGATACTATTAAGAATGATGCTATAATAACAATGTTTGAATACATCAGTACAAATTATAACATTGAAATTAAAAATATCATTAAAGATTATTTAAATTATATTATTCGAAATCATCCTAATTATATCACTAGTAAATTTCTTAAATTTACAGAATTTATAATGCATTTGGAAGAATCCAATATTGAATATATTAAAAAATATGTAGTAATTTCTTTAAGTGAATTGTTTGTACAGTAAAATATATATATTATATAATTTGCGTAATTTTCAATTACATAAATAATTGAAATGGAATAACTTAAAGAAATAAATGGTAATTAAAATAATGGCATCCATTGCAGAATTAAATTTAGACTGGGATAATTTTTGTGTGGATGATGTATTGTATAACGACAGTACTACAGACGATAGAAGTACTACAGACGATAGAAGTACTACAGACGATAGTAGTACAAATAATAGTAGTACAAATAATAGTAGTACAAATAATAGTAGTACAAATAATAGTAGTACAAAAACAAAAATACCTAAATGTACATCATTGTACATTTCCACAAAAACAAAAATATGTTATTTAAATAAACCAATTCATCTGAAAGATGTATTTTGGAAAATTCCAATCATACCATATCATCTACCACAAATAGGTGTCGTTAAAAAACAAATGAAATTTAATTCTACATTACAAGAAGAAGTTACCGACATTTTAACTAAAATAGTCGATTATGATTATGTAGATAATTATATTATTAATCAAATTATAAACCCTGATGGTCGCATTAAATTTAAGGATATTCGAAAAATAAGTATTGGCTTGAGTAAAAAAGATATTACGAGTTATCGTTGTAAAAAAAAGAGCGCGTTTTATAACTGTTTTGTAGTAATATTGCGATTATTACAAAATGATAAATTTAAAGAAATTAATGTTAAGGTATTTAATACTGGTAAGTTAGAAATACCGGGCATCCAAGATACAGAAACATTAGAAACTGTATTGAATTTGCTTACTACTATTCTTAAGCCGATTGTTGCTGAGAATGAGCTGAAAAGTGAGCTCTCCAAACAAAGTGAGCTCTCCTCGCCCCTTTCTTATTTAACCGATAAAAGCGAAACCGTTTTAATCAATTCTAATTTTAATTGTGGCTATTATATAAATCGTGAAAATTTGTATACTTTGCTGAAATATAAATATAAAATAAGTTCCAATTATGACCCGTGTTCCTATCCCGGCATACAATGCTCATTCTATTATGATAGTAGTCTAAAACAACAGACTGGTATGATGCCCAATGGATTTATATGTAATAAAAAAATACAAGACAAAGCCAAATGTGATATAAACGTGGGTATTACATCTGTATCTTTTATGATTTTTAGAACTGGTAGCATGCTGATTGTTGGAAAATGTACAGAACCTATATTGTATGAAATTTATAACTTTCTTTGTAAATTATTTGAAACGGAATATTCGAATATTGTTGGAGCGCAGAGTATTGATGTGATTAATAAAAAAATAAATGAAGAAAAAACAGTTAAAATGACACGTAAAATTAGAAAAAAAACGATTTATGTTACAGAGGATGATGTAACAATTTAGATGATATTATATAATTTATATAAAATAAAGTATTTAATTTAGTTATTTTTTAATGAATAAATAATTATAATCTATAATAAGTATTTAAAGATTTTAAAATTGTAGATATATAAATGTCTATTAAAGAAACTAAAACACCTGATTCAGTACAGTATGCTTCTCCAGGCAATCAATGTCTTCAACATTGCGTTAAGATTGCTATAGTAGATGATAAGCCTATTATGTTGGATTATTGGGCGGATTCACTAGATAATAAAGTATTGATTGGTGTGCGTGAAAATGGAGAAAAACTGTTGGTTAAAAGTGAAGATGAATATACTTCGCCGATTGAAAAGATTTATAAGATTGATAATGAGTATATTATCGTTACTGAAAATTCATTGTATATTGCTAGTGCGTCTATTTCTACGAAGCGTATTTCATAAAAGAAGGGAACCTAGGTTCCCTTTAAAACCCTCCTATTGTTAAAATATTGTATAAAAATTCATTATTTTATATTAATGTGTTGTTTACAGTAGGAGGGTTTTAAAGGGAACCTAGGTTCCCTTCTAGGCATATTTTGTAGTCCAACTACGTGCGTTTTCATCATGTAGTGGTTTGTTTTTACGCAGTAGTTCGGCTATTTCAGATACTAACGGATCATTCGGATTAGGATCGTCCATAAGAGAACAAATGCTTAATAAAACTTTACTAATGGTTAATGCTGGACTCCACTGATTTTTTAAAATGTCTAAACAAATTCCTCCTGTTGAATTAATATTACAATGGTATATTTTTGTGGTAAACATTATTTTTGGTGGTTTAAACGGATAATTTTCAGGAAAATCTATTTTTAAATTAAAAATACCCGATTGATAAGGGCTACCTTCTGGCCCTATTATAGTGGCTTGCCATTGATACATATTGCTATCGTTAATTGGTCCAGCTGAACAGTTTAATGGTGGGTTGGTTGTTATTTCTTTTAATTCAGCGTGTAGACGTTTTAGAGTACTCATGATTTTATACTATTATAAATAATTATCTTTATAATAGTTTAGTAGATATTTTTATTATTTTACTTTTTTCGTTTTACTGTTTTACTTTTTTTATTTTTATATACTTTATGTTTTCTTGAACCATATACTCCTTTATTACGGGGCAGGGAAGTTTCAAATAGAGTCCATGGCTGCGACGGCCGATCCTTCAAATAAGGTTCTTGTTCTCGCCATTGAATATGCTGCTTA